ATGTATGAGGTCGACATTTTGCTGAAGAAACTGATTCCAGCTTGTGTGCTGATGGCACTTTGCAGCCAGGCGATGGCAGCGCAGATTATCACCATCAGCCGTTTTGAGATTGGTAAAGACAAGTGGCCGTTTACGCGGGAAGAAGTGATGCTGAGCTGTGAGAAGGGCGATGCGCTGTTCGCCATCAACCCCAGCACCTTGTTGCGTTACCCGTTGAATGACCAAGCGGAAGCAAACCTGAAATCGGGTCGGGGCACCACCGAATCGATCAGCACGATTCAGGCTGACGATAAAGCCCATCCGGGACAGAAAATGAGTCTGGAGCCAATTATCGCCCGCGCCCAGGCGCTTTGCGACAAGTAAAATCCTGCTGCACGGCGCGGCAGAGCCTGCTGCGCCTCATCCCTTTGCCTATTCTGCCGTCGCGATCACAGAGTCGACAGCTTTCCTTACCCCCGGCGACAGTTGGCTGGAAAATAATCACCCGTGGTCTACCTTTAAAAGGCAAGGCGACCTCGCCTGCATTAATGCCAACTTTTAGCGCACGGCTCTCAAAGAGCCATTTCCCTGGACCGGATACAGGAATCGTATTCGGTCTTTTTTTGTCTATATGATTTATAACTAATTTTGAGTGAATTCCTCTCATTTCCCTTTTCATGGAAGATTGGCGGGTTTTCCTCGAACTAAATCCCGCTTAAATCGCGAGCTTCAGCAAATTCCCCGGTCATTGCATCCGGCATAACCGGACCCGCTGAGCACCCACCAAACTTGACGAATGAATAAATAAGGTTGTCAGAAGGATTACTGATTCGGCACTGTTCTATGACTTCATTCAGATCCAGCCCGATGGCCTCCAGCCGCAACGACACGGGCAGCACAATTTTGTGGCTGATCTTGCTCTGCGTGATAAATAACCTTCCGTCTGCAATGTCACTGAACTTCATCCCGGTGGTATCTAAACGCCGCTGTCCGGTAAGCAACTTGATATTCATCGCATCTTCTGATCGTAAAACTGGACATCAAAAGGCGTTTGCTCAGGCGGTGCTTAATAAAGTGAAGGCATGGTTCAATAATAAATAGTACATAAATTTATCGCGAGCTATTTACTCTTTCGATTTACAGAAATATAACTCCCAAGAGTTGAAGTTACGCCTTGTTGTTTAGCGCGTTAACTTAAAGAGTAAACAAGTCCCATCGCTCTGTGAGAGTCAAAGCGCGCCGCAACAGATTTCGACTGCTGCCCATCAAAAACAGCGACAAATATCTAATTTAATCAACCTGATTCAGAGGCAAAACGGCTGCATGGTCAGAGGTTCGATTCTTTTTTCAGGACCATAACAGAGCCGCAGCCTTAATTGGCAATCCAGATGTGATCTATGGTTGTTCTCTGTGGCCTGCTATTCTCAAAATCAGGAAGTTTTGCGATTACATTTCAAGACTGGCAGCAAACATTGCAAGAGCCTTGGTCACAATAGCTGACTGTGGTTCCCCTGTTTGCGCTGAGAGCGATTCAAGCAAGGTGATAGTGTCAGTATGCAGCTTGATACCTTTCACTTTCATGCCTCGCTTTTCATCGCTCTTTTTCTGCCGGTCGACAGTTGACTGTGTCATGTTCAATCCTCAATTTTTGAGTAAGGGGTTGTCGGGGATTTCTCCCCCTCGCCTAACGGGGCTTAGTAAGCTGGCTAGCTAATAACAGAGAAAATAATCAGGATGATGATTAATTTCGTCATACCCCTTTCTCTGTTGGCCTCGGTTTCTTTCGAGGTCTACCGTTTCAGTATCTTGCTGATGCAATTAATCGCAAGTTAAGCCACATCATCGTGTAACATTATTTCACTGAAAACTGAATAATATCAAATTCCTAATTGGTTCCCGTCTGATGCAAGAGCCTCTGCGTGTCTTGAAGTCTCTTCGTATATCCGAGTAAACAAAAATGTTGATAACGTAAGCATTAATGCTTACTGTAATCACAAGCTCAACAGAATTGAGGAGTGGTGAAGCAAAGCGAGTTCAGGCAGTGGCTTGAATCTCAGGAAGTTGAGGTTTCAAACGGTGCTGCCCATCTGAGATAAAAGAACCACTGCGAAAGGCGATACTCTAGTAGATTGGCCTGAAATCACAAACTGATCCTGCAGGGTTGGTACTCGCGGATATTCATCAAAACGATATGCGATATCCTATAAATCTTGAACCGTGCGAAGGCGGGTTTTTCGTTTCGTTCCCGGATATCCCGGAGGCTTTGACACAGGGGGATACCCGTGAAGAGGCATTAGGAATGGGGATTGATGCGCTAGTGACAGCCTTCGAGTTTTATTTTGAAGAGGGCAGAAAAATCCCGGAGCCAGGAGTGATAACCGGCGATTTCGTGGAAGTGCCAGCCAGTGTGATGGCAAAGGTGCTTATGCTCAGCGCGTTCGTTGATTCCGGCTTAACTCAGGTTGAGCTGGCTAAACGCATAGGCGTTACAAAACAGGAAGTGACACGGATATTCAATCTGCAACACGTCACCAAAATCGACACAATACAGAAAGCGCTGGCGGCGTTGGGTAAGCGGTTGGAATTATTAGCATCATAAAATACTAATATGGTGCTTATTTGCAAAAGCCAACTTTGGTGGGCTTTTTTATTTAATCTCTGCACCAATCTCCTGCATCTTATGAAGCACCTTGCTCAACTCATCTTCTGACAAAGTCAGTTGAGCAGCCAGAAAGAACAGAATGTGCGGAGACATCTCGCGGGGTGTTTCACCACCAGTGTATTTGCGCCATTGGCTGTTACTTGCAACCCCGACTAAGTCAGCCATCTGGTTACCGGTGTAGCCCAAATCATCTTTAAGGTGGATCAGGTCATCTGTCGTTGGTGGGGAATATTGTTTAATCAGTCTCATCAGCGCACCTGTCAAAAAACTCTGCCGGGATTTAGGTTGTTACACTACGTGACGAATAATAGCCCCTTTGGTGCTACGTATCAATTGATGGATGTGCGAATTTTTGCCGGTTAGGCTCAGCAGGTTGATTGCGAGGTCTGTAACCAAATCCAATAGTAAAATATCACGACATCACAGCGTGGTTATCCATCCGGTGGCTGGATACCGCACCAGTCCGTCAGCATCATGAAATGATGTCCAAATCTCAAAATCACAGGGTACTGTGCAATCTTCACAAAAATCCTGCTTAAATAATCAGGCGGATATCCGCTGATAGCAGGGGGTAGATATGAGTGATAACAGACCTGTACCGTGGCCGTGGTATACGTCCATAAGTAGAATTCTTAATAGTAATGATCCTACCATCACAGTTTGGCCTGTTTCAGTATCAACAATAGGGCAGCTTGCAAGGGAGCTCCTTGGAAGAGAGTGTCAGATTTATAGAAAGGGTGATGAGCTAATAAAAGATATCGTCGAAGGACGAGTCACTATATGCCTAGATGAATCCGGCAAGCTAATTGATATCTTTGTAGAAGTACAGCTTCCTGAGAAGTAGAACTCAGCCGTTGGGCGAAAATCAGCAAACAAAATCGACCTATCCGGGAAAGTTTTTTAATGACAACCTTCCTTAGGATAAAGATGAAGAGTAAAGGCGGCATTTCTCACCGATGAGCGCCGTCTGTGATGCGTCAGGCGTCGGCAGCGTGCTGCAACCGCCACCAACCGCTATTTGTATGATTTGCAGCTTCGTCCCGAGCGCTGCAACGTTTGCCAGCCCGGCCGCGCCGCCGGTACTGATGTTTCAAGGGTATAGGAATAAACAGTCAGCAGGTCGCTGCAGTAGCTGGCAGCGGCAACCTCAAGCGATGATGAACCGGTGGGAACCAGGCGATCACTCATCCGATCCCCCCACGGTCAGTACATAGCCGGTGCAGTACGCCGCCTGCGTTTTATCCAGCACCACATCGGCAACCGGCTTAATCAGGTTGACGCGCTGCACGCCTTCAACGTGCATGGCGGCATACAGGGCTGAGAGGCGGATATCCCGCCCGAGGCGCTTCTGCGCGGTGATATAGGCAACGAGTTTTGCCTCTGAGGCGGCGCGGATGGGTTCGGCCTCCGGCCCCGGATAGAGATACAGCCCGGCCTAAATCTCATAATTCACGATGTCGGCCGACTGCACGCTGACGCGGTCGGCCACCGGCCGCACGTCTTCATCGTTCAGCGCGGCATCCACCACGACCAGCAGATCATCATCTGCCACGCCGTTACCCTCGCGGGCAAGGATGGTGACGGTGACAACCGCAGGTGACGGGCTGATAGCTGACGCATCTGCCACCCGGCCGTCGGCGCTTTTTGCGTGATACTTATAGGCACCGGTCGGCCCGGCGACACTCAGCCCCTCGAAGGCGGCCGCGATACGGGCGCGGAAATCATCGCTGCCCTCCATCTCTGCCGCCGTGGGCGGAATGGTGGTGTCGTCGGCTGGGGTGATGGTCAGGCGGATGACGCCGTTGTTTGCGCCGAGCTGGTCAAGGTCGGCATCCAGTGCGTAAGCAACCATAACCGCCTGCGCCGCTTCATTGATGCGCTGGCGCAGGATCAGCTCACGGTAAGCGTTTTCCTCCAGAATCTTAACGATGGGATCAGACTCCAGCGCAAGCGTGGCGGCGATAGCGGCCTGCTGTTCTTCCGGGAAGAGCGAAATCAGCGTGGCTTTGCGTTCGGCCAGCAGGGTTTCATAGTCCAGCGTTTCCACCACGTCGGGCGCGGGCAGCTGGCTCAGGTCGATAGTTGCCATGTTCTCAGCTCACAGGGACGGTTAAGGAAAAGGTCTGTGCGGTGTCGGTACGGTTGCCGGTCAGCTCGACCACCATGCCGCCGTTAAAATCGGATTCGTAGCTGATGCCGGTCAGCTTTACGCGCGGCTCCCACTGGATGATCGCCACATAGCAGGCCGACATAATCTGGAGGCGCAACGCAGCATTCTGTGGCTGGTCGATTAGCGCTGACAGCAGTGAGCCATACTTGCGACGCATCACCCTGGAGCCAATCGGCGTCACCAGAATGTCGCGAATGGACTGCTGGATATGTTCGAGGCCGGTCAGGGCTTTGCCGGTTTCGCGGTTCATGCCGATGTATTTTTCGGTTGTCACTCGGTGCCCTCCGTCATAGAGGTGCTGCGCTGGACGCTGCCATGTTTATGGGCATGTACGATTACACCGTCAGAGCTGAAGCTGCTGCCGCTGTGTTTGATAGCGCCCTCCATCGTGCCGCCCTGCGTCACTTTCAGCGTGGCGGTTTTGAGCAGGGTGGTGCATTCCACCTCTGGCACATCCAGCAGAATTTTGACGGCGGCTTTGATGGTGGCGGTCTGAGTACCGCTTGCCGTCAGCGCGCCGGTTTCCGGTTCGTACTTAATCACCGCGCCGTCGGGAAAGGACCAGTGCACCGCATCCGCAGAGGCTGACGGGGCCGGGTTGTCATCGGAGAAAATGCCGGGTAGCACAAAGCCGGTATCGAGTTCTCCGCCCAGGCAAAGGATGAGCATCTGTTCGCCTACTGACGGCGCATTCCATGAACGGTTTTTTCCCGCGTGGGCATTCAGCCAGCCGGTGGTATTGTTTCCTGTATCGATCGGCATTGCCCGTCGTCCAGATTTCCGGCGGAAACGGTGCCACTGCGGATCAGGTTGCGCAGCAGGCGCAGGATTTCGGAGATTTCAGAGTTCATTATAAGATATTTAATCTTCCTCTAAAGATTTACCATTGGTTGTCGTTTATTAGTTGACTGGCAAACAAACGTGAACATTCGTACATAAAAAAGGAAAATAAAAGTGGATGCTGTGACAGATATTAGGAAAAAATACATACTTAATTTGGGCGCGCTAATGCCTGGGGATATAATTTTAGAGCATGGGTATAAAATTCATAGCCAAGCAATCATAAAAGTGACAAAAAGTTATTATTCGCACGCTATGCTCTATGAAGGTTCAACAATAATTGAAGCCACATCTAATGGAGGTGTTTTTAGTAAAGTCCCCAATAGATTTGCAGTTGTCGGGGAAAATGACATTAAAGTATTACGCCTAAAAAGTGAGGTTAATGCTGATGTCATGAAGTTAATAACTACAACATCACGCACTTTAGTAGGCTCAAGCTATAGTACATCTGAGGCTATAAAAGCAGGGAAGGATAAAAAACCTAAAACAGCAAATGTCAAAGGTCAGTTTTGCTCAAGACTCGTTGCTCAGTGTTATAAGGCCGGCGGTGTCAAAATTGTCGAGAATGTCAATTATTGCTCCCCGGGCGATCTAGAAAGATCCCCGTTTCTAATTCCTGTCGAAAATGCTTTAAAAGAAGCAACTGAAGATGAGTTGGCTCATGCATTAGCCCCAACGATTCACAGGAAGCATCAGGAAAGCACGGTTCAGTGGGTTAAAGCAGCAAAAAAAATCCTGAAGAAATCTGGTGTTGAAGTCGAGACTATAAATGACATCCATCATGCGACAATGACTCTCAAAGATCCGAAAGTTGACAAGTTGATTTTGAAAGAAATAATCAAGTCAGGGCATTACGAATTTTACCTCGCTGATAAGGAAGTCAATCCATTTCGATATGACATCGATCTTTTCTCTGATGCTATTAAAGGGGATTTATCAGCTATAAACTCTGAGATACATAAGGAAGTATCAATTGTTGAGGTTCAATCACTTAACTTGCAGAATACAATTAAGAATTTTGAAATTTACCCCAGCAAATTAATGGCTGCAGAAGTGAGTCTTTGCAAAGACATTCTCACAGTTGTTGCCGAAAGATTAAAGATTATAGTTGATTACTGTGAAGATAAGAAATTATCTCCAGAATACCTCCCGATTGCAATGGATATGATAAAATACATTAGAGATATCTGATTTTTATTACTTTCCTATTAAGTGAGTGATGTAAATCACTCACTTAACCTCCCAATTAAAACTTGCTCAATTAGCCTTAACTCATTTTCATTTATACCTAGCAAAGGACGAGCCTCATACAATACCTCTTTACCATTCCGTGATGCCCAGTCGCGCTGCCCGTAATGATGCACGCGGGCCATGCGCAGCACGCGGCCGGTAAATTCAATCATGGCGCTGTCGGAGTCAGCCTTTGCTTTCATGTATTTTGCGGTGCGCAGCTTCGTGAACATCTCACGCTTAACCCGGCCTTTCTTGCTGCGTACCGGCTGCGTTTTTCGGGGTTTAAAGGGCGTGCCGTCCGGTGCCTGATAGCGCTTGATGTTCTGCTGCTGGCTGGCGCGTAGTTTCTTAGCAATATTTCGTGCCATCTCTTTGCGTGCCGGTGCAGACAGGTTATTTATCAGCGCATTTAGCCTGTCCTCGACCAGTTCCAGCCCGCTCATGACAGCCATTCGCTGATAAGCTCACCCTGTGAATACATCTGCACCGGCCGGGCGTCATTTTCCGGCAGAGGATTCTCGCCAACGTGTGTAACATGCAGCGCATCACCTTCCTGCCTGACGATCACCCGCTCAGTTATCTGAATATCAATACAGATATCACTGGCAGTGTCGCTGACCACATCGGCTTTGAACGTAAACCCGGTGCGTCGCTTTTCTTCCGTTGCCATTACGTCGGGTTCATTTACCCGCAGCCAGGCCAGCAATGCACAATCAGCAGATCAATGTCGCCGGTGTAGTCGGTGATCACCATGTTCAGCTGATACTGATATTCAAACGACAGGGAGGTCGCGAGCGTCGAGACAATGCGCCCGTTATCGATAAACACGTTCGCTTCTTTGCAGCATCGGGACGCTGGCTGTCAGCGCCTCGCGCAGTTGTTTCGGTTTCAGCATCATGTTCCTCCTGGCAGTCTTTAATGGTTTCCACCTGCAACCCGCAGGAGACGAGCTCCGCCTCTAACTGTCGGTTATCCGCCGCCAGATCGCCCGCCGTTTTCAGGCTGTTGCCCGGTATCAGGCAACTGGTCACGCGTGGACATCCAGTCCAGATAATCTCTGGCGCTGGTGAAGGCGGGACGGGTGTGCAGCCGGATAACAGCGTCAGGCAAAGGAGCAGCAGAGCAGTCGCGTAATGTCGGGTTCGCATCGGTTTCCCTCTGTATTTGCATTTCACAGTTGAGCGCGCCAGTACTGGCCCGCCCCTGCATCAGCCGCAATGTGGCCTCGCGTTTCTGGCCTTCACGGTTTTCCGTACTCAGCCGGGTGATCGCTCTGTCGCGGCTTTCAATACCGGCCGACAGGGTGCCGATAATCTTCTGCGCACCGGCCAGCTCGTCACTGGCAACCGACCAGCGCCAGCCGGTAAAGGACAGTGCCAGCAGTGCAACGGCTAACAGTGTGGCGATGATGCGGCTCATGTTGCCCCCTTCAGGCACCAGGCCATTTCCCGCCCACGGCGGTTATCCAGCTCCACGTTAAACACGCCATTCACATACACCCAGCGTTTCAGCTGATGGCAGGCATCAGACCAGCGGCCCTTGTTCAGCAGCTGCACCAGCGTCGAACCGCAGGCGTTACAGGCCCGAGGTGAAAACCGCGATGATGCTGAAGGCGAAAGACACCATCAGCAGCGGTCGCCTCGAATATGACGCGGGCCAGACCGACATCACGCAGTCGTTTATGGCTATCCGCAAAACCATGACCGCCAGCGGCAACCGTTCCACCTACGAGTCAGCCGCAGCGAAAACGCCAGCCACGCCGACGTCGCCTGGGCCATCATGCATGCACTGCTAAACGAACCGCTTACCGCGGCCAGCGGTGGCGCATATCCTTCTTTCATGGAATTCTACTGATGAGTAAACGCAAAGGCCGAAAGGCATTTTCCGCTCCTGTCCGGCCAGCCCTTGAAGCATCACAGTCGGTTGAAGCGTTCACCTTTGACGATCCGATGCCGGTGATGGATAAGCGCGATATTTTGGATTATGCCGAGTGCATCCATAACGGTCGCTGGTATGAGCCACCGGTCAGCTTTCACGGACTGGCGAAAAGCCTGCGCTCGGCGGTGCATCACAGCTCACCGCTGTATGTGAAGCGCAACATTCTGGCCTCAACCTTTATCCCGCATCCGCTGCTGAGTCAGAAGGAATTCAGTAAGTTTGCGCTGGATTATCTTGTGTTTGGCAATGCTTTTGCTGAGTTACGCCGCAATGCGCTCGGCCAGCCGCTGCGGCTGGAAACGACACCGGCCAAATACACGCGGCGCGGGGTTGACGATGGCGTGTACTGGTTTATCAACGAATGGAAGGATGCGCACCAGTTTGAGTCCGGACAGGTGTTTCACCTGATTGAACCGGATATCAATCAGGAGCTGTACGGCCTGCCGGAATATCTCAGCGCGCTTAACTCAGGCTGGCTGAATGAGTTGGCGACGCTGTTCCGCCGCAAGTATTACAAGAACGGCGCGCACGCCGGTTACATCCTGTATATGACTGACGCGGCGCAGAGCAGCAGCGATACTGACCGGATGCGCCAGGCGATGCGTGATACAAAAGGCTTAGGCAATTTTCGGAATCTTTTTATGTATGCGCCGAACGGAAAACCGGACGGGATCAAAATTCTGCCGCTGAGTGAGGTCGCTACGCGGGATGATTTTTTTAATATCAAGAAGGCCAGCCGCGACGACCTGTTAAGCGCGCACCGCGTGCCGCCGCAGATGATGGGCATAATTCCCGACAACTCCGGCGGGTTTGGGGATGCGGTGAAAGCGTCGCAGGTATTTGTCCGCAATGAGTTGACACCGTTGCAAGAGCGTCTGAAGGAAATCAACAGCTGGATTGATGATGAGGTAATCACTTTCCGCCCCTACGAGCTGGAGGCAGCCAGCACGGCCTAATTTGTATTAGTCAGGCTTTTTCTACCACTCTTACTGCATAGCGCTTAACTAATCTGACAGGCAGCTCTGTACCTAGGCTTTGTGAAAACCCTAACTACACATTGCAGGACGCGCGTTCAGACGAAATTATGATTTTTACCTAGGAAAGAACTCGCAGATTTAACCTAAATGCGCTTGCTTTAGTTCAAATCGTGTTATGACTTTGATATAAAGCGGTTTTAACACATGCTGTGCCAAAAGCATACTTCCATTTAAGCACTGCTACCAACCAAAAGTGAATGCTCAAACAAGCCGCCATTGAGGGTGCAAGTTAACGGCTTTAGCGAAATGCGGCTAGCCAGTACAAGTAGAGCGAGGTACAAAAGAAATGTTATGCCCTATTCTCATTATTGAAGCCGCCTGCGGACGAAAATATGCTGGGACGAGTATCTCATTAGCATGAGGTACTCTGTGCATCTAATTCCTTCAGTTAAGGATGAATCATCATAGGACTTGAAGGGTATTAGTGCTAACATTATTGGTTTTGTAATGACTTTCCCTCGGTACCTTAAGGGGATTCGGTTTGGAGAGGTTAGGTGGGGGGCACTATAGCACGTTCCATTAAAAACGTGCCGAAGAGCAACATTTGAAGGTGAGTTTGACACCTGAATGAGCTTAGGTGCTAAGGGATTTAATGCGAAACTTATTTTTTTGCAGGTTAAAATGAACGAAAGAATTACAGAAAACATCGTTAGGGATACCCTGAGGAATCTTGGTTATTTTGATCATGAAGATATAATAATTGAAGAACAGAGAAGTCAAAATACGAAAATACAAAGTCTGCTGAGAAGTGCGAGTAAGACTGGAAAGGGTGGCGTGGGTGCCCCGGAGTTCATAATAAAATCAAAAAAAATTCAAGACTTTGTAATTATTTTTGAATGCAAGGCAGACAACAAAAAACATGCTAGTGAGTTGTTGGATTGCCCTAAAGACTTTGCTGTTGATGGTGCTATTCATTACGCAAGTTATTTAGCAAAAGAGTTTAATGTCATTGCTATAGGTTGTAGCGGTCAGACGCAATCTGGTTTGCGTGTTTCGACATATTTACAGCCTAGAAGTGTTGCAGGTTTTGTTCCTGAATGTAAGCCACTGAATAACAAAAGTGGCACTCAGATTGATAAAATAATTAATTTCGACAATCTAATTGAACATGCAACATACGATCCAGAAGTCGAAAAAGGTCGCCTTTCTGACTTAATGTCATTTTCGAAAGAGCTTCACAATTACATGCGTGATTATGCAAAACTCAGCGAAAGCGAAAAACCGCTTCTAGTAAGCGGGGTTCTGATTGCTTTGAGCAATATTGCGTTCTCAAAAGTATTTTCTATTTACACACCTGATGAGTTACCAGAAAAACTCTGTGACGCTATTGAGGAGGAAATCAAGAAGTCTGACATACCTCATGCAAAAAAACAAAATATGATTCAGCCGTACTCATTTTTACGTGTTCATCCAGAATTGAGTCGAGCGGATAAACTTACAGGTGAGAGCCCGCTCTATAACTTGATTGACAAAATCAACACTCATGCTTGGCCATTCATAAGCGTATACCATGATTACGATATCATAGGGCAGTTTTATGGAGAGTTCTTGAGATACACAGGCGGGGATAAAAAGGCTCTTGGAATTGTGCTGACTCCCCGTCATATCACAGATCTTTTTTCGCGTATTGCAAATGTGCAGAAAGATAGCACGGTTTTTGACCCCTGCTGTGGTACTGGTGGTTTTCTCGTTTCGGCAATGCATCAAATGTTTAAAAAATGCATAACTGAAGACGAAAAAGCAAGGGTAAAACAATATGGATTAATAGGTGTAGAGCAGCAACCAAATATGTATGCGCTCGCGGCTAGCAATATGATCCTTCGCGGTGATGGAAAAGCTAATCTACACCAAGGCAGTTGCTTTGATGACGCGATAACTAAAGAAATTAACTCTCGCCAGCCTGATATAGGAATGATTAACCCCCCCTATGCTCAGAAAGGAAAAGGCCTTCACGAATTAGCGTTTGTTGAGCACATGCTTGATTGCCTGAGAGTCGGAGGGATTGGAATCGCTATTGTTCCAATGTCTTGCGTAATCACTCCACATGAAACAAAGCATACCTTATTATCTAAGCACTGTCTTGAAGCCGTTATGTCCATGCCTGACGAACTTTTTACCCCAGTGGGAACAATTACATGCATTATGGTCTTCACTGCTCACAAACCACATGAGGCTGAAGGCAGAAAAACCTGGTTTGGATACTGGAAAGATGATGGGTTTGAGAAAACTAAACAGCAAGGTCGGACAGATGTATCAGGCCGCTGGGAAAACATCAGAGATAAATGGCTTCACTCATATAAGAACAGGGAGGATATCCCAGGCTTGTGCGTGAAGAAACAGGTCACGGCTGACGATGAGTGGTGCGCAGAGGCTTACATGGAAACAGATTACTCCAGCGTACTTAAGGCTGACTTCGAGGCGGCTGTGAAGAAATTTCTAGTGTTCAACATATTGAGGAACGAAGAAACTCTTGAAGCCGATGAGTTAGGAGTTGAGGATGATATGGAGGCATCGGAGTGAAACTTGTAAGTGTCTCAGACTTGTTTGAAGTTAAATATGGATCAAACTTTGAGCTAAATAAACAAACTATTGATCCTGAAGGTGTGCCGTTTGTATCTAGAACAGCAAAGAATAATGGTGTTTCCGCAAGAGTCTGTATAGTTGAAGGTCTAAGTCCCCTTCCTGCTGGTTCAATTACAGTTGCGTGCGGCGGCTCTGTCATGGAGTCTTTCTTGCAGTCTGAACCTTTTTATAGTGGCAGGGATATATATTATTTAACTGCAAAAACAGACATGTCCAGCCAAGAAAAAATATTTTATTGTGCCTGCTTGCGTGCAAATAAATATAGATTTAACTATGGGCGACAAGCAAATAGAACTCTTGCGGAGATAAAAATCCCATCGTTAGCATCGGTGCCTGAGTGGGTACGGCATGCCAATATTTCTGCTGCAGATAATATTTCAAAATGTCTGATTGATGAAGTTATTGAGCTCGACCTTAGCTCATTTAAACCTTTCAGGTATGATGATATATTTGAGATTGACAGAGGGCGTGGCCCGCGGAAAAAGGAGCTAAATGGAAGAGGCAAGCACCCTTTTGTTAGTGCGTCGGAGTTTAATAACGGTGTGACAAGCAAAACCGATCACGATCCAATGCATCAAGCTGGAGTTATTTCCGTAGTGCGTAACGGAAATAGTGTAGCAAATGCTTTCTATCAAGATAGGCCTTTTTGTTCTACTGAAGATGTACATATATTTACACCTAAATTTAACATGAACAAATACGTCGCTTTGTTTTTATGCGCTCTCATTAAGAAGGAGCGATATCGTTATAGTTACGGCAGGAAGTGGGGGATAGCCAGGATGAAAGAGTCCCTAATATTCTTGCCAGTCGATGGTGTGGGTGAGCCAGATTGGTTATTCATGGAACGATATATCAAGACATTACAATTTAGCGCTGCCATCTAAAGAGGAAAAAACTCCCTTCATCCAATCAGTAACATATCTGGATGAAAAAGAGTTTTTACCTATAGGGGACACAGGGCAACTTTTTTTCGCACAAAGCAGACCCCAGAAAATTTCGGCCCGTCTGCTTAGTACCCAGTTAGTACGTACAGTTATTGACAGAACTCCGAGAGGGCGCAGACGCGCCCTGAAGGTCAACGGCCAAATCAACGGCACGTTTGGGGACGATTTTCCACTGCGTCAGACGGGTTAAGATTGGCGTGTCTGCACCAACTTCAGTTGCAAAAACGCCTTTGATACGCACGGTTTCTTCGCCGTATTCGTTTACGTCATCGCTCGGCTGATACCAGGTGCGCACTGCTAAATCATCACGACGGACGAACGGCCCGCCCTGAGCGTTGACATAGCCAGCCCAATCACCAGCGTGGCTGCATCGTGCGCAGCAGCGAATTCAACGCTCAGACCGTGTGCGGTTTTGCTGTCAGCCATGCAACGCAACTCGCGATAAACCGTTACCGGCGCGCCGCCCACAAACTGAAACTGGCGGATATGCCAGCGTGCCGCCCAGGCGGAAACGGCTGACGCTGTCTCTTTAAGCTCTTTGCCGCTTTCGTCGTCCAGCTCTCCATCGAGTGCATAGCCGTCGATATTTTTAGAGATGTATTTCGCTACGTATCCGGTGGCGCTGCCTTTTTCCGGGGCGATAGCTTCGGCGTGAAAACGCGCTCTGAGAGCCTTTTCGCTTTTCAGCTCTTTGTTGTCTTCCTGCCAGGCATATTCACGCATCACCTCGCGCACGCGATCGACATTTTCAGGAAGCATAAACATCAGCATATGCCAGTGAGGGGTCGCATCATGATGAGGTTCAGCAACACGTATGCCAAAGATACGGATTTCTTCACGATGCAACTTTGCGCGGATTTTCTGCCAGAGGTTGCAGAGATAACGTTGTGTGTCTGCCGGGCTGGCTCCGTTCCATTTACGATTACGATGGCCGGTCTTAATAGTGGCGTGGTAGCGAGCTGGTGCGGTGAGAGTATAGAACTCGCCGATAAAGCCCATTTCGTTGCAGATATTTTCAAAGCCCCGGATACGCGTCATCAACTCGCAGCGACGAATGGCGGGGTTAGCCACACTGGCGTCGTATTTCTCTATAAGACTGATGCGATTGCCTTCTTCGTCCTCTAACTCCATGCCTTTAAGAAATTCGCGCGTGCGGCGTTTCTGCTCACGCCATTCCGCAACCGTCATATTGCTGGCATATGGGGTGTGCTTTTTGCTGATGTTAGCGAGTGCGATCTGCAAGTGCTCGCGCCAGGCAGACGCAACATGACGCAGTCGGCCTTTCCACCATTTTTCAGTCTTCATACGCATGATGGCCGGTGTAACTTCTTCCGGATCAAACAAACGTGATGTGACTTTATCCCACAGTGGCGGTGTCTGACTCAGTTCGCGGGTGATGGTCGCGGCGGTCATATAAACGCGATGTGTGTATTTGTAATCTGTCTCGTCACCGCCCTGGCTATGAGCCTATACCAGTTCGGCCATAATAAAATTAGCCACGTCACCCGCCAGCAGATCAACATCAGCACGCGCCATATCAGGCAGACGGTTAAAGCGCTTCATCAATTCCCACAGTCCACCGCCAGCGGGTGCTGCACCCGCTCTTTCCCCGGCATTTTCGGCCAGTAGGTTAAAGGTGGCTGTCTTCATTTCGTCGAGTTGGTAATTTGCGTTTACGCATTCAACACGCGGCAATGTGCGCTCAACAAAAGTTTTTGTTAAGTACGCATTGGCGCGGGCTGTTCCCTGTGCTTTCTCCAGCTCGCTGGCACGACGTTTAACATCGAGTTGGATCAGCTTCGGCTGCTGTTCGAGAAGCTCCTGCGCATGTGCTAAAGCCGCAATCATCTGACTGCGGCTATGAATTTGCTCATAAGTAGGATAGGGGCTGGCAATGGCTTCCCGTGGAGCATTCCACGGGTAAGCGAATTCCTCATGCATCAGGAATTACCCGTCAGGTGTTTATTGCGCTGTTCCTCAATTTCCTGGCAGGAAACGCAGCGGGTAACACCCAGATAAGCGCGGCGGCGCTTTTTAGGAATTGGGGCATCACAGTCTTCACAAAATGAGGAGCTTACAGCAGGTGCGCGATTAACGATAAGCGCGATGTTGCGAGCCAGCATTTCGTCGGTGCGCTGTTGCACGATATCCATTGAGTCGGCCATTAATGCGCCTCCTCAATTTGTGCCTGTAGCTTTTCCGCTTCTTGATAAAGCAGCTCGGCGGCGTCAACGTGGGTTAACTCATCCCGGCGAATTTTTGAGGCCAGGATGTTAAGACGGGAGACCATAAGGTCAGTACGACCGCGGCGCTCTTCGCGACGTGTGTCATTCAGCATCATATCAAGTTCAATATATGATGCTGGTTGACTGGACTTAGTAAATTTATTCAGCATGTGATTTTCCTTTCTTGAGGCAAAGTGAATCCCGGCGGGTTTACGCCAACTAATTGCTTTGGTTTATTTAGTTCGAAAGAGTCATTCGTTTAGGGAATAAACTGACAACGGCTTTCAGGTGGTTCATTGCACGAATCAGCGCGTTTCTTTCATCGGCAGTTAGATCAGTGAAATTGGCTGAGTGCCTGTCTTTGCCGATATTCGCCAGGAAAAAGATGGCGCTTAACGCACGTTTGTTATCCTGATAATTGCAGTCAGTCACATCTCGCATTTCAGCAATAAAACGGGCCACATCTTTTTCGCAATTTCCGCCCATCAGTTGTGCGCGAAGCAGAGCAACATGATTAAGCGCGGCAACGCGTTGACTGGTAGTTAATTCGACCAGCATGGAATCGCCTTCGATAGCCATGATTTACCTCTCTTTGGTAATGCCTGAGACTTTGCTCCAGATGATGACGGCGCTGCTGGATTCCAGCGTTTACCATCTTCTCCCATGATCCAGCCGTGCCCGTAAGACATGGATGGGCTTTGACGTTTAAGCCTTCCTGCCATCGAGATCATGAATGCACCTCAACTCATGCCGAGTGATGCACCGATACCGCTGATAGCATCGACGGTAGAGGACAACGCTGGGTTAGCCTGAATTCGGGCCTGCACCGCGATTGCTGCCAGTGTTAAGCAGCGGATACCGTTATTAACGTTTTGCAGCAAACCGCGTTTACTGCTGGCGGTCATAGGCTCTGTAGAAATTGCGCCAGCGGCTAACTGGCCCACTTCTGCGGTTGCTTTCATGACATACAGAGGTAACTTTTCGTTTGCGACTTCGTTGATTGGTACGCATGGCAGGCACTGAATTTGTGCCAGCAGGCCATCAACGAGCGTTGCATCTTCAGTTACGTCGGTAAGAGTAAGAACCTCTGTTACTGTAAGCTGATGCGGCTGATCCGGGTTGAGCTTGTTACGCAGCGTTTGCGCGCGCATTCCGGCTTTATTCGCAATGTCTTCCATGTTGTGCGCTAAGGCGAATTTCCGACAGGCATCGTCATAGTGCGCATGGGTAGAAACCTTAAAATCAAACATGTTCAAATCCCTCGCAACTTGCAAAATCAAATTAGGGTTTGATATAGCGACATTTGATTGCTTGTTGGCGATTCTTTTCACGCCAGGCGGCAACATTGATAAGCGGATTTCCATGTTTAGTCATGGTGGTTTCTACCACTTCGCCGGTCTTACGGTTGGTGCGGTTTTGCGTGTATGTGAATGATGGGGTGGGAGCCAGCAATACAACGCCGTTAGCGATCCATTTCTCCAACACAGACAGGCTGATGCGGTTTGCTGTGGCGAAGTCCTGCTTAGACATAGTGGGGGAGGTTGCCAGCGTGACAGCTTTGTTGACGGCGTCATTAACCGCTTCGCTGATTGCTGGCATTAAAATGGCGGCAACATTGGCAATAAAATCTTGAGATTGCACTAAGTCAAATGCGTTCTGACTGTTTGCATTTTCAGTATGCATAACGCAGTATCTCCTCGTGGTCGTTTTGTTCTATGGTGTTTCATGTGGTGTGAGTACACTTTAGATCGTAAAAACGATTTGACAAATGATTATTTATCACTTATTGGTGTTTTTATGGTCAATGGGAAGGGCCATAGTGCTCAAATTCTAGAAAGATTGATGTCTTCTTACGGTGTAAGCACACAAAAGGACTTGGCAGCAGCACTTGCTATACCTGCTAATAACATCAGCGGCTGGACGCAGCGTGATAGTGTTCCGGGAAATTCCATAATCAAATGTGCGCTAGATACAGGCGCTGATTTGCAATGGTTAGTTACTGGTGAGCTTGCAAATGCAAACATGGGGGAGAGGCCCTATATCCTTAGGGGAGAGAGTCTCTACAATGAGATAACATCTAATGGTGGTAAGCCTGTATTACGCCGTGTCATGGATGCCTATGGGTTTACTATGCAAAAGCAACTTTGTGAGCTATTAGGCATATCTTCAGGAACTGTTAGCACATGGGTGCGAAGAAACTATTTTCCTGGTGATGTCGTTGTAACCTGCGCTCTTGATACTGGAGTGTCATTGAAATGGCTTGCTACTGGAAAAGGTACACAACATGTATTTAACGCGAGTGAAAATAAATCTATTGCTTTCCCTCGAAAAAACCTTAACGCAGGAGTGTTGCATGATGATGGTTTTTGGATCGTTGATTTAACATTTTTTCCCGAACATATTAAAGAACCATTATTTATAAAAGGCCCACTGTCTGCGTGGATAGTGGATGTTAGCATTAAAGAGATAAGTAATGGTCGGTGGTTGCTAAATATAGGAGGGAAGCTAGATGTTTATGATGTTACACTTTTGCCAAACAATAAAATAAATGTTTCGAGCAGTGGTGTAAGTTTTTTTTGTGGGGTTAATGAATTAACTCCTGAAGGGAAAGTGATTTTTACAATTAATTATGATTATTAAGTATGCAAGACATTTAATCAAAGTATCTATCTGAGTGGTCGACCAATGAAGATTTATTTGAATTATTCAAGGTATGATGAAAGTCTGGCTGTAATGATTAAAGAGTCCTTAGCCAGTGGGGATATAGAGGTGGTTTCATCTAGTTTGTTCTTATCGTTTACAAACAACGTAGCAACGAAAAAAGTGATTGTTAATGAACAGGAGAAATTAAATTATGATGTCGTCTTTAACATTCTTACGAACAGTTTCTTTAAATCAAAATATGCTGTAAATAAACTGAACGAAACTATCTTGAATAACGGGAAGATATTTAACATTGTTTTTGATGACTTGATTGTTCCTGATTATTTGAATGCATACCCTTATTACAGGCTCAAACCTAAAGGCATAAATAGTTTCAGGCAGTTAGTGAAGCACCTTAATCTCGACAGTTTTGTTAGTTTGGATTTAGCGTCACCACCACTCAAAAATGATGAAGTGAAAGAAATCACAGTAATTGATAAGATAAAGCTAAGCCTGAATTCAGGGAAGTTGACATTATTTTGTGGTGCTGGCACATCATTAGATGCAGGCATTCCCACGTGGAATAAATTACTTGATAACTTATTCGTCGAAATGTTGGATGTTATAAAAAAACAAAATGAAAATCTCAAATTTGACATCGACACTGTTAAGGATAGTGATGTTTCGAACTCTGTTTCGCCATTGATATTGGCTAAATATATAAAAAACAACGTAAAAACAAAGTTTAATGAAGTCTTAAGGAATGCATTATATAAAGAAAATCCAACTACTTGTGATTTAATAAATGCGATAGCAGAAATATCCAGACCTAGGAGGGATGGAAGGTCTATTGATTCAATCATAACATTTAATTTTGATGGGCTGATTGAAGAACGGCTATCTTCAGAACGAATTAAATATAAAGCCATACACTCTGAATCAGTTAAATTTACATCTAATGAGTTACCAATCTATCATGTTCATGGATTTCTTCCTCGGGATGGTGATATAGATAATGAGAGTAATGTTGTATTTAGTGAGGATGGGTATCATAGTCAGTTTATGGAACCATTTAGTTGGTCAAATATAATTCAGCTTCAGAAACTAACACAAAACGTCTGTTTGTTTGTTGGGATTAGTCTCACTGATCCTAATATGAGGCGTTTACTTGATGTGGCATGGAGAAAAAGTACTGATGATAATCTAGAGCATTTCATAATAAAAAAATCTCCTAAGCAGGCGAACTCAGAATCAACCAAGTTTGTTATGTATCTTGAGGAGCAAGATGCAAATGAACTCGGACTCAATGTGCTGTGGGTTGATGATTATAAAGATATACCAAAGCTACTCTTGAGCCTTAATGAATAAAAAAATCTAACAATGCTATTAATTTTCAATGCTCATAATTAAAAAATGGATTTAAAATGGCGGCATGGTGATGCATTGGCCAAATAGCCGCCACTCTTGCTAGTAACTATTTGAATTTAAGTGGTTTTAATAGTATTCGGTCTTTTTTGTCTGCACCTCTTACTAGATCATTTCCCCAGCACTTGACGCTCACCCGGCATTCAATCGATGCTACTTACCCCAACCATCTACTCACGCCGCCATGCCTGGAGCAGGTCCCGCGATGGTGAGTGCTGAAACTGTAACTTTCGTCCCGACATTGCGCTGTTGCACCCTCCGGGATGGTGCCTGATTTTGTATGTGCCGGGCGATGGATCTGTTTGCCGTCCGAGTTGGTATAGTCACCCTGTTCGATGAGTTCACTATCTTGAGATGGAACGGGTTTGTGCTGCTTTGCCTGGACCGGGTTAACGAGAAGCAACATAGCCAGAGTGAAACTTGCCAGTAACCGCATTTGTGCAATACTTCCTTATTGAAAGGTAACTCCTTTGTTTGAGTGCAATGAGATTACTCTCAATTGAGTTTAAGGCAATCCTGATATCTGAACAGCTTGGCTTGGTGCTGATTATTCTGCCGGGCAGTGATAAATCGCGCGCATGGCAGTTATTATTAAAAAACCAATAGAGTAAATTGTAATAATTTATCTCGGCGATGATTATTTTTAAGGTGGTGCTGTGGGGTGTGACAGACGCCGGTTTAAACATCAGGTACGCGCCCCGATTGGCTCGCGAGGGTGATTAGGCATTTTTGTATCCACCCAGCTGTAAGGTTATTTAAAATCTTCAGATACAATAACTAATAAAAATTACGCAAAATTTAATTTAAGCGAAGAACGTTGAAAAAATACAGATGTCAACGCTATATAAACCAACCAGTGATGTTTCTTCTAACCGCTTGGCTGGTAATGTATGATGTTTTTATGTGTGGTTGAAGTATTGAGGGCGATTATGATTTTTGATAACAATTCTGCATGTCTCTATACAGCAATATTCGGTGACTATGAAAAACTGAATGAACTGGAAGGCGATGCAAAGAAATCAAAGATTAGAAAGATATGCTTTACCGATGATAATGAGCTTACGAGTGAAACCTGGGAAATCAGGGTGGTAAAACCTGTATTTCCGCTGGATTCTGTGAGAAGCCAGAGAATGGTTAAAGTGAATCCACATCATTTTCTTTCTGATTTTAAAAGCTCTTTTTACATCGACAATACGGTGCGGCTGCTTGTCGATCCGGCATTATTGATTGAGGAGTTCTGCAGTTATGGCAACATAACCTTGCCGATCCACTCTTATCGGGAAAGTGTTTATGAAGAGTTCTTCGAAGTCGCGCAGGCAGGGCTTGATGACTCTGCAAGAGTGTTTGAGCAACTGAACCATTACCAGATAATTTGCCCTGAATCATTACACCGCAAGCCGTATTGGGCAGGAATGATTCTGCGTAACCATATGGAATCTGATGTCATCGAAATTATGGAAGAATGGTACAGGCAAATTCTGAGATATAGCCGACGCGATCAGCTTTCTTTGGTTTATTCCGAGATGATGACCGGAAATAACATCAGAAAACTCGTAATTGATAGCCATGAATCAAGTTTTCATCAATGGCCGGTTACTAATTCACGGGATTTTAGTAAACGTTCCTGGTCGTCGTCACTTTCAGGCGCGATGCCCATTTTCGAGAAGATTAAAACGGCAAAAGCCGCTGAGCGTGATGTGGAAGAAAAAATCAGACGTCTGGCGAAAATGGGTGAGGAAATAGCCGACACGTATAAACCATCCATGACACCTGAAGGTTTTGACCCTGAACTCTATCTTGCGCTTAATAAAGATGTCGCGGCTGCGGGTGCCGATGCAGTGAAACATTATCTCAGACATGGATGGCGAGAAGGCAGGCGCTGGCATTAATTATTTTGAAATCAGAAAAAGAGGAAAAGGAGTTCCTTTTTTCATTAATACGTTAACAATATCTCCCATCTAATTAATCACCCTTGTTATAAAAACGCTTCCCCTCCGCTCCCGCGTGACCCCTTTGCTGCTTCCCGGTTTAGCAAGAAATCCAGACATGACCAGATCATTCCTGCTAGCTTAACAGGACCGATTATTACCACAGGAAAAACTGTCGTGTACAAACCACTCTGCCTGCTTGCCGTCCTGTTCCTCAGTGGTTGTGCACTGAAACATTACCCGCAAGCGCCAGCGGTGACTGATGACGAAGCAAAAAGTTATGACTGCCCAGCCTTACAGACGGAGATTGCCAAAACACAGGCGATGCAACAACAAATCGATAAAACCGGGGAATTTGATGCCCTGACGGTGATCGGCTTTGTGGGCGACTTTGGCATCGGAAACGGTGTGGCGAAAGCGAGGGCTACCGATAAAGTGAGTGCACGTCTGAAGCAGCTTGAAGCACTGAAAGCCGTGCGTTGCAAGGCGGTAATGGCGGGATAACAGCCGAGGATATGCCTTCGATGGTGAAAAATGGTATAAGAGTGGCGCTAAAATGTTGTTGCCGGCTTATAAGGACTCTCGATGGCAAATACACAATATCTTCTCTGGGTGATGATTGGCACTTTAACCTTATTGTGCGTGTTTATTTCTGCGCTGGTAGGTCGGGCAAAATCCCCGCGCCATGGATTTATTACCTTCGCGGTATTATTTATTGCCTTTATGGCGGCCATTTTCTTTATCACGCGATAGCGAACAACGCGTTGCCACACCACGGGTGTGGCAAACGTCAGGTGCATTAACGGGTGACATGCAATGAATTGCGGTGCTGAGCGATCAGTTGCTCAGCGAGCTGTCGATCATCTTCATGCCGAGACACGTAGTATTCGTAAGGATCTTTCACCCCCAGGCTTTCGACATAATCCAGATGGGCGCGTTTAATCTCACGGTTAATGTACTGCACGACATCCAGCCCCATATCATCAGCGTAGACCGGCGCTTTGCTGTTAATTTCGCCAATCAAACCCTTGTTGCTCTGCATGAAGGCTTCGAGATCAATTTTATAATAATCTTTCATCGGTTCACTCCTTTTGACAACCGTACTTTAAGTCTGGCAAAAGAAGCGAGGCGTATGTGTCTGGGAATGCTAACCAATCTGCGAGCATGCATCGGCGGGCGTTACTGAAAGGGTTTTATTTAATAAATTGATTTTAAATGAGATTGTTGCGATTTGCGTTAAGTTGTTTATGAGAATGATTGTTAATATCATTTAACTTGTTCGGAATAGTCCGAAGGTTTACAGTAATGACCGTCCCTCGCAGAGCTAACACCTTAATTGAGTGCCGGAGATAAGCGCCGGAAGGGGCATTCCTCACGGCTGCAGGACGCGGCCGCTGTTGAATTTTCCCCGCGCACCATCATCCGACCACCAATAAATGTACCAGTCGTGCCAGGCTTTCCAGCAGCAACAGGCTGCCAATGAAGATCACCAGCAGAATTCCAATAAACTGTTTACGACTGTTCACGCTTCCCTCCGATGGTTACAGACCGCCAGGCTATACTTTATGCCGTAATCACTAAACTTCCAGTAAACCAGCTTTCAGGAGACCATTATGTTTTATCAAACGGTCGATGCAAAAGCGTGGCGCAATATCTGGGTGGTTGGTGACTTACACGGATGCCGTACCCAGCTTGATTCACAACTGATCTTGCACCAATTTGATAAGCAGCAGGATTTGTTGCTCTCGGTCGGTGACCTGATTGACCGTGGCCCGGACAGCCCCGGCTGCCTTGAGTTACTGCAAGAGCCGTGGTTTCGTTGTGTGCGCGGTAATCACGAGCAGATGGCGCTGGCGGCATTGCAAGGCAAAGACCCCATGCTATGGGTAATGAATGGTGGAGAATGGTTTTGGCAACTGCGTGGCAGCGCGTTGATCGCCGCTCGTCATGCATTAAAGCGCTGCAGCGAGTTGCCATTGATTTTACATCTTCAGCTCAGGGACCGTGTCGTCGTGATTGCCCACGCCGACTATCCTGCCAGCCACTATGCGCTGGGGCAGGAAGTGGACTGGCACCAGGTGGTGTGGAGTCGTGACCGTCTGGGACGCCATCAACGTGGCAATACGATGATGATTGACGGTGCCAGCGACTTCTACTTCGGTCATACCCCGCTGGAGCAGCCGCTCAACGTCGCCAATCAACACTACATTGATACCGGCGCGGTGTTTGGCAACCGCTTGACGCTGGTACAGCTGCAATAG